ACTGACGCAGTTGTTACAGCATCTTTGGTTGCTGGTTACAACACTGCTGTTCGTGTTAACCCACAGATCGGCTCTAGAGGCCAACGCTACATCGGCGCACGCTACACAATCTCTGGCACATACAGTGCTGGTACTGTGACTGCTGACGTTGTTGCAACAATCCAGGACGGCAAGAAGTTCTACGCTTCCGGCTTCACTGTGGTCTAACAGGAGAGATAACACATGGCACAAGTTCGCGCAAAAACACTATGCTTCGTTGAAAATGGTTTACGTCATGAAGGTGACGTATTCGAGTACAACGGCCCCAAAAACACCAACGTCGAGTACCTTAAAGGCGCTCCCGTTGAGGACGATGAGGTCGAGCAAGAAGCGGCTGAAGCAACCACCAAAAAGTGGTCGCCCAAAGCCAAGCGTGCAAGCGCGGAGTAAGGCTCTGTGTAGTCCGACTTGTCGGGTACTGTAGTCAGGGGGCCGCTGGGAAACCACGGCCCCTTTTTCTCATTTAGGAGGCCGCGATGGCATCAGAAGTCGATATTTGTAACTTGGCACTTGGACATCTGGGCGACAACGCCACCGTGTCAAGCATTTCACCACCAGAGGGTTCGGCGCAGGCCGAGCATTGCTCACGCTTTTACCCTATTGCTCGAGACTCTTTGCTCGAGATGCATCACTGGAACTTCACTATGCGCCGGGTCAACCTGGCTGAAGTGACAAATTCATGGCCAGAATGGAAGCACGCATACGCGTTGCCGTCCGATTCAATCAACATCATTGCTGTGATGCCGCCAGATGCATACAACGATTACTCAACCAAGTTTGTACCAACAGACACACCAGGCTTTGCACACAACTACAGCCCAATGATTGCTGCTGGCCGTTATGTGCCGCAGCCGTTCAGCGTAGAAACAATGGCAGATGGATCTGGCGTGATTTACACAGACCAGGAAAAAGCAATGCTGCGTTATGCCGCTTATGTGACCGACACGACATTGTTCAGCCCGCTGTTCGTAATGACACTATCTTGGCAGCTTGCATCAATGCTTGCAGGCCCAATCATCAAAGGTGATGCAGGATCTGCTGAAGCCAAGCGATGCACACAGATGGCTATGGGATACTTGTCCCAAGCTGAAGTGTCAGACGCAAATCAGCGCCGCAACACGATTGAACACATCGTGCCCTGGACTTCTGGGAGATAAGCATGGCCAACACCCGCAGCTATACCCGAGCATTCTCTGGTGGCGTGATGTCGCCAGAAATGTTTGGCCGCATCGACGACGTCAAGTTTCAGACCGGGGCAGCAAAGCTTCGCAACTTTGTCGCAACACCACAAGGCCCGGCCGAGAATCGCCCTGGCTTTTCTTTTGTGCGTGAGGTCAAGGACAGCACCAAGCAGACGCGTTTGATCCCGTTCACATACTCGACTACCCAAACGATGGTGATCGAGATGGGAGAGGGCTACATTCGATTCCATACTCAAGGCGGCACGCTTTTGTCTGGCGGCTCTCCGTACGAGATTGCAAACCCTTACACGCAAGGCGACTTGTTTGACCTTCACTACGTTCAATCTGCTGACATTCTGACCTTGGTGCATCCAAACTATGCGCCGCGTGAGTTGCGTCGATTGGGCGCTACCAACTGGACGCTGACAGCAATTAACTTTGCAACACCGATTGCAGCACCAACTGGCTTGAGTGTGTCCAGGTACATCCCTGCATCGGCATCAGTCAATGCTGACACCTACAACCAAATGGATTATGTAGTCACAGCGGTGGCCGCGGACGGCATCAGCGTGTCCCCAGCCTCATCTTCTGCCGGCGTGTCGACCAACATCTATGTGACCGGTGCTTACAACACGATCACCTGGTCTGCTGTGTCTGGCGCTGCCAGGTACAACGTCTACAAAAAGCTGGGCGGCATCTTTGGCTACATCGGCAACACGACAACCACAACAATGATCGACGACAACATCAGCCCAGACCTTGGACTGACGCCTCCGATCTACGAAACAGAATTTGCAAGCACAGGCAACTACCCTGGCGCGGTGTCCTACTTTGAGCAGCGCCGCTGCTTTGCTGGATCAGTCAATGAGCCACAGAAGATCTGGATGACCAAGTCAGGAACTGAAAGCGACTTGAGCTATGGCCTGCCTATTCGCGACGATGATCGGATTGAATTCCGCGTTGCTGCGCGTGAGGCCAACACCATTCGCCACGTTGTGCCATTGACCCAGTTGATCTTGTTGACCGGATCTGCCGAGTGGCGCGTGTCGTCTGTTAACTCGGACGCGATCACGCCGACATCAATTTCCGTTCGACCACAGTCGTACATCGGTGCATCGAATGTTCAACCGGTGATCATCAACAACTCATTGGTGTACGGTGCAGCCCGTGGCGGCCACATCCGTGAGCTTGGTTACTCTTGGCAGTCCAACGGCTTTATCACCGGCGACTTGTCCATCCGTGCAGCACACTTGTTCGACACCTACGACATTGTGGATATGTGCTTTAGCAAAGCGCCGCAGCCGCTGATCTGGTTTGTCTCAACGTCTGGCAACTTGCTTGGCTTGACCTACATCCCAGAGCAGCAGATTGGGGCATGGCATCACCACGACACCGACGGCACCTTTGAGTCATGCACATGCGTGGCCGAAGGCAATGAGGACGTGCTTTACGTCATCGTCAAGCGCTTGATCAATGGCAGCTACAAACGCTACGTCGAGCGCATGGAGACACGCGAGATCACAACCCTCGACAAATGCTTCTTTGTTGACTCTGGCGCAACATACAACGGCACAAACACCACAGCGGTGACCATGACTGTGAGCGGTGGCACAACCTGGGGGCCAGCAGATACGCTGACCATCACAGCAAGTGCTGCCAAATTCACAGGCACTGGCGACATCAATGACGCGATTGTGCTGACAGACTCTGCCGGCATCTTGTACAAGTTGCGGATCGTTGGCTACACCTCAAGCACAGTGGTCACAGCACGCGTGGATAAGGTCTTGCCGGCCGAATTACGCAGCACTGCTACCGCGGTATGGAATTTTGCACGCAACAGCATCAGCGGCTTGTCATGGCTCGAGGGCAAAACTGTCTCGATCCTGGCTGACGGCGCAGTTCATCCGCAGCGAGTGGTGACCAGTGGCACAGTGAATTTGGAAGTGGCCGCTAACATTGTGACTGTCGGGCTGCCGTATGAGTCCGACTTGCAGACTTTGCCTTTGGCATTGCAGATCGATGGATTTGGCCAAGGACGCTACAAGAACATCAACAAGGCATGGCTGCGCGTTTTCCAATCGTCAGGCATCTTTGTTGGCCCAGACGACAAGAACTTGGTTGAAGCCAAACAGAGAACGAGTGAGCCGTATGGCACGCCGCCTGCGCTCAAGTCCGATGAGATCCTTGTCATGCTGACGCCTACCTGGGCGGCATCTGGCCAGGTTTACATTCGACAGCAAGACCCATTGCCATTGACCATCGTCGGACTGACTCTAGAAGTCTCTGTTGGTGGGTAATGGTGCCCGTATGAAAACACGCCGCCGGTATGGTGGCAACAAAGCTGGAGAGATATTGTGGAGCAAACATCAACAATCGAGGTGATTTATGTCTAGTGGATTTGGATTAAAAGTTCCTAGCACTATGCTCGGCGGCGACCTTGGTAGCGGCACTTGGGGCATGGGTTCAACTACATCAAGCTTCAACTTGCCATTTTCTGCAAGCAGCGAGACTCAAAAGTTTGCCAACGACATGAAGACCTATGGCCCGGTGATTGGTATCGCCGGCGCTATTGGTCAAATTGCTGGCGCTTATTACGGGGCAAAAGCTCAACAGTACCAACTGGATTCGCAGGCCATGAGCTTGCAATTCCAGAAAGACATTGCAGGCATCAATGCCAGGCAGGCTGAAGTCACCGCTCAAAGCATCTTGCGTGCAGGCGAACAGCAGTCCGCGGCACTCACCATGAAATACGGCAAAGCCAAGGGGTCACAACGGGCCGCTATGGCTGCAAGTGGTGGCGTCATAGGTGAAGGTAGCTACCAGGCTGTTGAAGCCACCAATGACCTTATGAAAGAGATTGACGTGTTGCAGATCAATGCCAACACCGTTCGATCAGCAGAGAACGCACGCACCCAGGGCCAGAACTACAAGACCCAGGCTGCTATGTACGGCATCAGCGCAAACAACGCAAGTGCATCTTCGGCTTCAATCAATCCGTTTGCGGCCGCCGGCACAAGTTTGCTGACAAGCGCAACCTCATACGCAAACACGATCTATCGCGACAAGATGATGGATCGATTGCTTGCAAGACAAACGTAAGGGGTAAGAAATGCCAATCGTCCCAATTATTGACGCACCAACAGTAGATCCTCAAGTCAGAGACGCACAACCGTTTGTAGCGCCTGGCGTTGAGCCAATGAAGAACTTTGCTCCCGAGCAAATTTCAAAACAAGGTGCTGCTGTACAAACCGCTGGCCAAACCATGATGAAGGTCGGCGAGATGATTCAAGACCAGATCGATGACGCCAACACAAAGGCTGCTGACTCCTGGTACACATCACAAGCGCAAAAGGTTTTGTTTGATCCACAAAGCGGATACCTCAACTCCATTGGCCTCAAAGCAAAAGACGGGTACTTGCCAACGCAAGAGGCGCTGACAAAGCTGCGAACCGATGCAGAGGTTGCTCTGACAAACGATGTGCAAAAGCGCATGTTTGCTCAAGTAGCAGCAAAGCATGAAATCAATTTTTCAACACAGATGGACAACCATGCTGTGAAGCAGATCCGCGTATACGCTGCCGGCGAATCAGAAGCCCGTGAAAAGCAATACGTTGACCTGGCAATTGCTGATCCTGTTGGCCGCGCAAACTATGTGGCCACAGCAGTTCAAGAAGCAAACGATCGCGCAGATCTTTTTCAGTTGCCGGCCGACAGCGCACAGCGCAAAGCAATGGTGCAGGGCGCGTATCAATCTGTTCACGTTGGCGTGGCCAATGACATGATGCTGAACAACAAGTTCACTGATGCCAAGTCGTATCTGGATAAAGCGTTCAAAGACAACCAGATGGACAACAAGACATATCAGACATTAAGCAAGCAAGTTGATGCTGGTTACCGCAAAGAAAAGGCTGTCACTTTAGGCGACGCAATCTTTAAGTCTGGCCAAGCGCTTGACGCTATAGACCCCGCCACCGTGATTGACTATGTGATCAACAAGCACGAAGGCGGGTATGTTGCTGACGATGCTGGCGCTGGCCCAACCAAGTACGGAATCAACGGCAAAGCAAACGGCTTGTCGCCAAAGCAAGTTGAGAACCTGACACTTGACCAGGCACGCGACATCTATCGCAAAAAGTATTGGAATGCCATTGATGCTGACAAGCTTGACCCAAGCATTCGCGCAATCGCTTTTGACACAGCCGTCAATCAAGGTGTGCCGATGGCCAAAAAGCTGATTGAGCAATCTGGCGGCGACGTATCAAAGTTCGCGCAGCTTCGCAAAGAAGAGTACGCAGCCCTGGTGGCCAAGAACCCAACCAAATACCAGAAGTATGAAAAGGGCTGGATGAATCGCGTCGACGACTTTGAAGCTTCAGCACAAGGCAAGTCGCAATCATTGTCGGCCATGCTTGCACGCGCTGACAGCATTCCGGATCTAGAAGATCGCGAGATGACACGCAGCCGAATCAAGTCACAGTGGGCAGAGAAAGAAGCTGTCACAACTCAAGACTACCAACAGAAAGTATTGAAGGCGCAAGACATTGCATTTAGTCGCGAAGGTGGTTGGGCTGATGTTCCTCCTCAATTGTGGGGCGATCTAAAGCAAGCTGACAAAGCTGCCATCATGAACAGGCCAAAGAGCAGCGACAGCAACACATTGCTCATGCTTCAACAAAACCCCAATCTGTGGGAGCCAGGCAAGATTGAAAAATATCGCGCCCTGCTTTCAGAGTCTGACTATCGTCAGTTTGTGGCCAAAGGCTCTGGCGCTGACGGTAGCTCCAAGATCCTGGCTGCAACAATTGACCAGGAACAGATGAAAGATCAATTGCTCAAAGCTGGTCTTGAGGATTACGTCAATCCGAAAAAAGACAGCGACGAAGAGAAAGAGCGCATTCGCTTGAACGCACAGTTTGAGCAGCTTATCAATCAGGAGCAAATTGCCAAGAAGCGTCAGCTTTCGATGGACGAAAAGAATGCACTGCTCACTCGCATGCTCAAGCCCGTAAAGGTCAAAGCTATTGGCACGACATTGCCAACGTGGATTGTTGGAAACACACTGGAAAAACGTGTGTATCAGGTTGAAAGAAAAGCCAACATTGTTGTGCCACCTGACATGAAAGCAATAATCATCAAAGGCTTTGAGGATCGCAAGATGAAGTACGACAACAACGACATCATTGATGCGTACATCTCAACTCAAGAGAAATAAAATATGCCAACACTTGAAGAGTATCTGAACGGGGTGCAACAGCGCCAGCAAAAAACTGCAATCCTTGAATCAAATCTTGGGGAAGCAGCCAACACAAACCCCGACGAGTTTGCCAGCATGGTCAAGCTGTCACGCGCAGCAAAGATCTCGGTCGATGCAGTGCCTGAATATCAAGACATAGCAAAGTCAACAGAGCTTCTCAAGAAGACCAATGTTCCTGGGTTAGTTGACACTCACCCGCAAACTTCAAAGTTCTTGGCCGACCCTGATAAAGCAAAGCTGGCCAGCGATGACATTGACAACTTCAAAGAAACCGAAAGCGTGTTTGGGCGAATCGGAAGTTTTTTTGATGCGACCGGCGGCGTAATTAAGAGCGGAACATTTTCGGCAAGCGCTGGAATTGTTGGCGCTGTTCGCATGCCTATTGATTTGTTGAATGATGTTGCTGGCGTGATCTTGCCGGTGCGTCCATTTACTCCATTGACAAACGCTCTTGCGGAATATCAGCAAGGGATTAAGCGATCCGCTGATGCTGCTCTTCCAAAGATGGAAGGCGATGTTGGTAAAGGTGTGGTCAGTGGTGGCGCTTCACTTGTTCGCAACACCCTTAACTTGCCATTGCTGTTTGCTGGGCCATCCGGACAACGTGCGTATTGGTCTGCAACTCTTGCTCCTGTTGCTGGAGAAGAGTACGGCAAAGCAAAAGAAAAAGGTCTTGATACATTGCAGGCGATTAACTACGCCGGCACGCAAACTGGAATCGAATACCTTACCGAAAAGATCCCTATGGGCAAGTTGGTCGGCGACTTAAAAGCCGGCTCACCTTTTTACAAAACTCTGTACAACCAGTTGCTGACAGAGATCCCTGGTGAGCAAGCTGCAACTTTGCTGCAAGACTTGACCGAGTGGGCAACACTCAATCCAGAAAAGCCATTCAAAACCTATTTGGAAGAGCGACCAAGCGCTGCGCTTCAAACTTTGGTGGCCACGACCGTTGGCGTTGGCGGCAGCACTGTAATTGCAACATCGCTTGAAAAAGCAACAACCTCATTTGCAAACAAGGCAGATGCAGCAGAGCGTGCAAACAGCATCGCTGACGTTGTCGCAAACATGAACAAGTTATCCGCTGCAAACAAAGTTCGCACGCGTGACGCAGATACTTTTGAAGAGTGGATCAATCAGGTGTCTGAAGACAGCCCGATCCAAAACGTCTACATCAGTGCGGAGACATTAAAGCAGTCTGGCTTGGATAAGCAATTGCAAGAAGTTGCACCAGGCATAGCGGAACAAGTTGAGACGGCCGCAGCTATGGGCCGAGACATCCAGATCCCGATCGCCGAGTACATGACCAAGATTGCGCCAACACCTTTGGGTGATGCAATGCTGGACAACTTGCGTGCCGAGGGTGAAACCATGACCCGCAAAGAAGCCCGCGAGTTCATTGACCAGAAGTCTGAAGAGTTGCAGATTGCTGCCGATCAGATGATGCAGCAGAAAGAGAACGATCAGAAGTTCATCGATTCAGCCAAGCAAGTCGAGACAAACATGTTCGACCAGTTGAAGTCGACAGGCGTATATACAACCGCGGCATCAAAGAACTTTGCCACCTATGTGCGCGACATCTATGTAACCAAGGCCGCTGCGATGGGCATCACGCCATCCGAGTTGTACGACATGATCCCTTACAAGATCACGTCCAATATGCCTGGCCCAGAAGTGCAGCTATTTAGCCAAGATGGGAAAGTGCAGACAGAAACAGACGCGTTCAAAGCGTTCTATGGCAACTCTGTATTCAAGACCGAACAGGGCGCACCCGTGACGCTGTATCACGGAACAGCCGACGACGTCACACAATTTGACGTTGATCATCCCAACCGCAAAGATAGCGGCTGGCTTGGTACGGGTGTGTACCTGACCGACAGCACTGACATGGCCGAGCTTTATGCTATGCAGAAAAAGCGCACTGGCGCTGCTGGCGAGAACGTCATGCCACTGTACGCACGTCTTGAGAACCCTTACTACGCAACAGCGGAAGACAAGTCTCGCGTTCGCGCAGGCGGCCGCGAAGCTGCTGATCAATTTACTGCTGACTTGCAAGCTCAAGGCTACGACGGTGTGATCTACCAGGTTGCGCCGGACGCTAAAGAGATCGTGGTTTTTGACCCGGCCGCGGTCAAGTCGCAGTTCAACGATGGCACATGGTCAAACGAAAACAACTTGCTGGCGCAGAAGGCGACATTGATTGCCACCACTACGCCAGAGTTTAAGGCTTGGTTTGAGGGCAGCCAAGCGGTTGATGAAAACGGTAAACCGTTGATCATGTATCACGGAACCTACGATGATTTCACTATTGCAAAAACAGATTTTGCTGGCGATGAATATTTCAAGTTTGGATTTCATGTAGGCACTGCCGAACAGGCTTCACAAAGAATTGAAGACCTAAACAACCCAGGTAATTTTTCACGCATAGTTGACAAATCTCCTAATATTATTCCGCTTTATGTTCAGGCCAAAAACCCGTTGCGACTTGACGAAAACAGAACTGGTAGATGGGGTGTCAATGACATCATTAGCGAAATAATGGAAAAGGCCGATCAAGGCCAACTCAAATCAATACCCAAAAAAGATGTTGATGCGTATTTCAATGATGAATTCAATATGGACAAGGCTCTTGGCGTTAAAAACCAAGACAGACTTTGGTCGGATGATTTTGCTTGGCCTGATGGAGAAAAGACCAAAGCTCTTAAAAAGTATTTGAACAAGCTTGGCTACGACAGCATCGTCTACAAAAACAATTTTGAGGGCGGTGGAGACAGCTTCATTTTGCTTGAGCCAACTCAAGTTAAATCCGCTGTAAGCAACAACGGTCAATTTGACCCAAACAATCCCGACATTTTGAAGCAAAAGCAAAAAGCCCAGGCTGCCGGAAAGCAAGTGCCAACCACTCTGGACGACTTGGCCAACGTGGATGCTGCGTTTAAGTTTGCTGCCAGCCAGACGTTTGCCACAAACCGCGACTTCAAAGTGGCGCTGCAAGACCGAGTGCTGTCCGCAGCCAAAGCGGCCAAGGTTGACCTGGGCGACTTTACTGAAGCTGTTGAGCAGTACCTGGTGCGCGTTGCCCTGGCAGATGCTGTCACGGCCCTGGAGACAAACCCCAACGCTGTCGGCTGGTACAACGAGAAGGTGACCAAGGCATTGCGCCTGGTGTCATTGATTCACCCAGAGATCAACACAGATCCGCAGGCAAAGTTTGCGTTTACCTGGGCGCTGGCTGTGACATCGAACGGCCTCAAGGTTGACAAGAACTTTGAGCTTGCCGAGCGTGCCTATGCTGCCTACAAAGAAACAGGCAAGATGCCTACAAACATGCAGGCTGGCCAGGCTCAAATCGCAATCAATGAGAGCTTGGGAATGTTCAACGACTTGATCGAGAAGTACGGCTTCGAGACAGTCGAGAAGTTCATGACCACCAAGCAGACCGTCAAACAAGTGGTTGAGTTCACCGGCAAGAATGTGTCTGGAGAGAACTTGACGACCGAGGTTTATGGCGCTGCTGCGCTTGGCCCAAAGATCGGCAACGGGTTCTTTGCGAACTTGTATGGCCACTTTGAGCAGTTGACTATGGATCGCTGGCTCATGCGTACTTGGGGCCGCTGGACAGGCACACTCCTGGACGACAACAAGGCCAACATCAAGATCAAGCAAACACAGCTTAAATCTACCATCCAGGCAATGTCGGCTGCGGACAAGAAGGCTTTTGAGGCAATCATCAAGACCAAGCTTTCCGCGACTAAATTGAATGAGGTTGCTGAAGCCATTGAGAAGGCCAGCATGAAACCCGAGAATCGCCGTCAAATGGCCATGATTGGCGCGTTAGACGACGCCAGCAGGGGTAAGCTTGACGAGATCTTTGGCGCGGCCAAGAAGGGCCAGCTACGCGTTTCTATGGGCGATGAGTTGCGTAAGGTTGGCAACAGCCTGTCCAAATACATGGATGGCCAGAAAGAAGCACCAAGCGGCCCACCAGAACGCGCTCGTATCCGCAAG